TAGAAGACTTTAGGATTACTTTGTCTCCAGAACGCGAGACTCTAGAAATGCGTACCATTTATTACTCTTCCACATTTGCATTTTTACAAAAACTTATTCTATTATATACTCACTAAGCGTCTAAGCGGAATTCCTTAATATCATCAATCGATACGTCAGTGTCTTCTGCCTGTGCATTGTCCCAGAAATCGAGAGCTGCATCAGAGGCATCTACCCACTGCTGCTCGAAGATAGTTGGGTTTTCCTGAGATGTATCAACATCAATCCAGTCTCCGCCATCGCGAACTTTAAGACCATCCTGGCCCTCATCAATCAGTTCGAGAACGTTCTGGTCATCGTCAATAGTAAATACAAGTGCCATTAGTTTGATTCCTTCTTCGGGTAAAACAATTCATTGTCGGGCTTGGTTTTTGCAATCTCTTCGAGGTTATAGCGCTCGATCAGATCGTCTAGGGTTGACATGTTACTGTCTTTCGCAGCTTGGTGAATAGCTTTAAGCTGTCCCCAAGTAATTGATCTACTTAGCATAGTTATCGTACGCCTCTACCATCTTTCCATGGATGAACTTTGAAAGTCCCCATGCTTTGTCTCCATTAATTTCAGCGTCAGCAAAAGCTTCTGCAGTGAACTCGTGATGATCGAACATAGTTGGCTTAGTACCCATATTACCATGTACATCATCGTATCTGAAAGAATACCCTGAGGCTTCTTTCTGCATTGCATCAAGCAAACCACGATCGTGTAGGTCAAGTGGCTTCTGGACTGAGTCATTATCTGCATAATATTCCTCAAGCCATCCACCAACTTCATCTAGTACAACCTCTTCAGACCAGAGGGAAAGAACGTGAGACAATTCATGCATCATAGTTCCTTCAACACTGTTCGTATTTGGAGCGGCCCATCCAGCATCAACACTATCTTGAAGATCGACGTCATATGCTGTCTCAGAATCAGAACGTCTGAATCTTAGAGCCATTTCACCCTTCTTGAAGTTGTTTCCTGGGTTGATGTTAATGTCTTCTTTAGCAGTCCATACGTGCGCTAGTGTGCTTTCATCACCAAATCCGCCAGGGAATGAGCCATGTTCTGCAAACTCAAAATGCTTAAGATTTTCCATGGCTTTAGGCCAACGAGCTGCAATATCTGCAAATGTCTTCAACATTTTACGCTTGGACTTATCCTGGCCTGGTGCATCAAAGCCACGAAGTTTTACATTATACGCCTTAGCAAGGCCTTCTGCGATGTCTCCGATTTTATCCATCTTAAAATCGAAGGTGGGGGCGGAAGCAGCTTCCTTTTTAGGGGAAGCTGCTTCCTTGTCAGAAGGCCGTTTTATAAAGACGTTTTATCCGTTGCACCCTTAGGAGCAATGGCAATGTCCTTCAAACGAGCTCCTGATAGAGACTTAGGCTTGTTTGTTGGGTCATTGTCGAAGATTACCTGGATACCTGCGTTAGGTCCAGTTCCAATCTTCACAACTCGTCCACGTCCAAGCTGTGGGTGAACAACAACTGCGCCGATGTAAAGCTCAGCATCGTTCTTATCCATTACTGGACTTCCAGTGTCTCCGTCTTTTCCAGCAGTTCTAGTGTCAGTGTCTCCACTATTGACTGGCTGTCCATCAGGGCCATTCACTGCTGTAGGAGGATCAACAATTGAGCTTGGTGTAGAAGTATCAGACTTGGTAAGTCCGCTGAAGCGGATACCTCTCTGAACTCCTGGCTCATTGTCAAACTCTACCATACCGAATGTTCCATCTTTACCGAAGGCCTTGAGAACGCCTGAACCCTTGCTCTTATGAACAAGCTTGTCTTCAAGTGACCATCCACCAACTTGACCTGGTGATCCTTCAGGTGCCGTAGCCAAAGGTGCTTTAGGAACCTTAGGTGTCTTCACCTTTGCAGGCTTTTCAGGTCGTGAAGGAGCAGGAGCAGAATCGCCGCGTCCAAGCTGAGTTAGCTTGATACCCTTGGTACCAGGCATTCCATCGAACTCGACACGAGCGTATTCACCATTACCTTCAAGGCGCTTGATAGTACCGGCACCATGCTTACCATGTGTGACACGCTCACCATTCTTCCAGTCTCCTGTTTCAGCAGTAGAACCAGCCTTGACAGTAGTTGGGCGAGGTGAGATAGTCTTAGCCGGAGACTTAGGAGCTTCTGCAGCTTCAGGAGCTGATTCACCCTTTGTCACCTTGGTAAGCGAGATACCCATGACCTTGCCAGTATCCTTGTCCTTATCGAACTGGATGCGAGCAAACTGACCATTGGCTTCACGCTTGACAATAGTACCTGCACCATGCTTACCATGGAAGACACGGTCGCCATTCTCAAATCCTTCGACCTGAGTGAATCGACCAGAAGGCTTACCCTTGAGTCCGCTGCCATCGTGTGGCTGGAATCCATCTTCACCATTTACAGGATTATCTGGGTCCTTGGCCGGAATTCCCTTAGGTGTCTTAGGCTCAGGAGAACTTTCAGGTGTTGAAGGAGCACTAGGAGCTGCTTCAGGAGCTGCAGGAGCAACCTCAGGAGCATTACCCTTGTCAGATGAAGACTTATTAGTCCATTCAGCAATCTCAGCATCTGAAGGATTCAGGCGAGCTACTACGTGAAGAATTCCGTCATTCTCATCCATTTCAGCAGAAGAGATGAAGAGCTTCGAACCGCGTGGAACAACAAGCTCATCTGAACCGAATCCTGCTGCAGTCATCTTTTCACCCTTACGGCCCTCTACCTCGACCATAATTGGGATTCTTCCAGCAGTTCGCTTAATACGAGCGGCTAGATATGTTTCAGCAGTATCTCGATTGTCTGCAAGAGACATGATACCCTTGTCAGTGACTACATTTCCAGCACGGAACTCAGTAGCAGCATCAGGAGAAGCTAGAATACTACGGAACATTGTGAAGTCATCTGAAAGTTCTCCAGAGCGGGCCCACTTGTCCATCTTATTAGCCCAAGCGATTGCTGCACGACTTGGCTTCTCAGAATTGCGAAGCTCGAAGTTGTGCTTAAGTGTACGGTGATCAAGACCAACATACTCATTACGAACTGCTGTCCACTGATCAGCGTCAATAGAAGCATCTTTAGTGGTGTTTGGAATCTCAGGCGAAGAGTTGAACTCTCCAGTATTTACGTGGCCATCCTCATGAGCACCGGTCTCGCGGAGACGGTTCCACAGAGTATTTGCATAATCTGCAGCCTCCTCGTTAAGACGGTGTGATTCATAGCGGAAACGCTGCATATCTTCTTGATCACGACGACCTTGAGCAAGACTTCCACCTCGCTTATCACCAATTTTACCATCAACTTCGATAATTTTGTGGATACGGTCAGCGAACTCATTAATGTTCTGACGAAGTTCATCGTCAGACATTGCCTCAATCTCATTCATTGGGCGGTGATTATCGACGTGGTGTCCAAGAGTAAACTCTCCTGAAGTTCCAAATCGACCATGACCTTCGATAATACCCATGTTCTTATTATCGGAGTTGTCACCAGCCTTTGACATACCCCAAGAATATGCAGTAATCTTGGTGAAGCGGTCACGATCATTTTCGAAGTAGGTACCAATATCGGCCAGCTTCTGCATTTGACGTGTAGGAGTTACCTTACGACCATCTGAACCGGCTTCAGTTTCGAATGCTCGTTTAAGTTCACGCTCCGCATCTGTGTAGCCTCTAAGAATTTCACCTAGACGGTCTTCATTAGTGCGAGCGATCTTAACCAGTGTTCGGTCTTGAGAGTCATGCAGACGGTAAGTTTCTCTACCATTTGCTTCACTGAGTGCCACAGAGTATTCATCGTCCAGCTCAACAGAATCGCCATCGACTAGAAGGCCTTTCTGCACCTGACTGACGAACTTCTGAGCTCGAGCATCGAATTCAGCAGGGTCTACAGAATCTCCGCCGTCATTCTCTCCGCTGCCATCTCCTGCTCCGGAGTCTGGTCCATCTCCTTCAGGTACTCCTCCTCCAGAGGAGTCATCTCCTCGGCTTCCTTCTCCAGGTCCATCGGTTCCGTTGTCTGATCCATTTAGTGGATTACCTTCCATATCGAACGTTTCAAGTTCATTTCCATCACTGTCATAAAGACCAAGGAAACGATCTTCATTTGTACTTCTAGTTCCTGCTGCAATGTACTGCCCTGTAGCTTTGCCGTCTTCACCCGTAATTGGCCACTCACGAAGTGAGATATCCTGCCAATTAGCGTCACCGCCAAACTCTTCAAGGTCATCATCAATATCTGAGAGAGCTTCTTCAACTGAAGAAGTAATCTGCTCTGGGGTTGGGCCCTCAGAAGCATCCTGGGTTTCCTCAGGAACTTCAGCTAGTAAGTCTTCAGCTAGTTTTTCCTCTTCAGGGTCCTTTTCAGCTGGAACGTCAAGTTCTGCCTCGGGAACATCCTCATCACCAGGAGCTGGCTCATCAAGAGAAGGTGCATCTGCTTCTTCAGCAGGAGCAACCTCTTCGCCCATATCTTCGGCTGTTGGTGCTTCCTTAACAACTTCATCAGCCTTGGTGCGGTCAGATTCTCCATTGTCACCCTTGTGAGTGTAGTAAGAACCATCATCCTCTAGGCGGTGAACACTCTGAATGCGATCAGTAGCAATGTCTTCTAGACCCGCTTCACCACGAGCACCTTGAACTCGACCAACTACTTTACCATTCTTGACGTCAACTTTGTCGACAATTACACGAGCTTCAGTGCCGTCTGGCATAGTGGCACTAACAATGTCCTGCGGCTCAAGACTAGCAGTTTCGCCGCTGAATGCGTGGAACTCCATACCATCTGTAGGAGTGCTGAAAAGCTTAGCAGAATCTGGAAGATCGACTGGTCCATTAGACTCGTTCTTCTCCTTGAACCATTCACCATCCTTCTTCTTGTAGTAGCCCATTGACTTGTTCTCAGTGTTACGAGCATAAGCACGAGCACCGTCAGGAAGATTGTCTAGCATCTCCTGAGAAAGAGGAGCCTTAGCACTACGAGGTGCAGGTTCTTTCTTTTCAGCTGGAGCACTAGGAGCACCTGAATCCTTAGACTTTTCGGTAAGTCCGAGAAGTTCACGGTTCTTTTCAGAGTCTAGAACAACATTCTGCTTACGTTCGCCAACACCAAATTCGAAGAGGTGAAGTTTACCCTTGGAGTCCTTAGCAGTGATAGAAGTTTTATCACTAGTCTTACGGACACCCGTAACTGAATAGGATTCACCATCAGGAGTAACTCGCAAATCATTACCGACTACTGCGCGAAGCTTTCCCTTCTCGTCAACACGAGCAATGAACTTGTCACCATTCTTAAGGAAGTCTGCAGTTTTCTTCTCAAGCTTCTTGTTTGAGAGAATCGACACACCACCTTCAGGAGAATCGAATGGAGTACCTGGCTTTGAACCAGATGACGATTCTGTAGGAGTAGCTTCCTCAGTTGAGGGTGCTTCGCTAGGTGACAGCTTTTCACGTTGAGCCTTTAGAGCTGCGATGTTCTCTTCAAGACGCTTAGTAAGAGGAGCGTTCTCCTTCTTCTTTGCGTCATCAAGCATTTTCTCACCAACACCGATCTTGCGATCGATTTCAGCAAGCTTCGCTTCATCCGTATTCTTGGCTGCACGAGCTTCATCACGAGCTTTTCCACTGTCAATAGTGTCTTTAGCACGCTGCGCTCTTGCCTCAGGAGAATCGTGTTCTTCAACACTCTTCTTAGAGTCAGCAACATCCTGACGAGTCTCATCAGACTTATCATGCTGGGCCTTGACGTTCTCGTTGTTGGCCTTCATGTAGTCGTCTAGAGCTTTACGAGCAGCCTTGAACTTCTCATTAGGGTTTACATTACCCTTCTGGCCCGTCTCACTCTGGAAGAACTGCTTGTCAGCTTCAGACTCGTTAGAACCTGCAGCATCACCAATTGCCTTGACTTCATCATCAGAATATCCAGCATCTTTTAGAGCTTCATCAAGGTGCTCACGAGAACCTGGCTCTGCATCAGCTTTTGGCTCTTCAGCAGGAGTCTCATCGACTGGTGCTTCAGGAGCCTTTTCCTCAGGAGCTGCTGGTGCCTCTGTGGGCGCCTCCGAATTATCGGATGTAGACTTACTCTCAATGCTATTCTTGATAGCCTGAGCGAACTCCTCAGGCTTCTGGTCTTCAACTGGGAGCGTATCAACTACGTTACCCTTTGAATCAGTGACATCTACCTGGAAAGTGTCGTCTTCTTCGCCGCGCTTAGGAGTTAGAAGGAACTCATCGCCAGCATCGTTCTTGACATCATAGGCTGCTTCAGCAAGAGCCGCATCTTCTGGCTCCTTTTCAAGCTTCTGTCCCTTGATGTCAGCAATGTCCTCAGCGAGGTTGGCTGCAGTCTTTTCGATAGCAGCTTGCGGAGTTCCTTCAGACTTCTTAGCTTCTTCTTTAGGAGCTTCCTTCTCAACAACCTTGTGCTTGTCGTTGATGTCATTGACTGCCTTGCGGTATGCATCAACAAAAGCTTTGTTCTTGTTCTGACGAGCAATAGGAAGATACTGACCAGCATCAGACTGAGTCAGACGCTTGAGAGCTTCTTCACCAGTTTCAGCAGAGTTGATGTTGGCTTTGTCTTCATCAGTAAGGTCAAGACCCTCTAGATCAAGGTCGCCACTCTTAGGAGCTTCTGCAGCAGGTGCTTCATCCTTAGGCTTAGACGGCTCAAGAATGATGTCTTCACCCTTTGGAGCTTCTCCACCCTTACGGTCACCATTCTTGTCTGCAGCTTCTTTCTTCGAAAGGAACTCAGCTTCCTTGGAATCAAGGTTCTGGTGAAGGAATGCCGAGGTTGCCGGAGAACCGACATCCTGTCCATCAGAGTTTACGCGCTGCCAAGAGTCCTTTGCATCCTTACGGAAAGAAGTACCACCCGGAGCATGAAGCTCGGTGCCTTTAGGCATAGCACGCATCTCATCAGGAAGAACATCTCCAAGAGTCTTGTGTGTACTGTCTGCATTATTAAGAGCAGCATCAACTTCAGGGTCATCTGCAAGGACGTTGTCGTTCTTAGAGATTTCGTGGCGCTTTCCAGCAGAATCCTCTACAACAACGCGATCACCAGAAGTGTCGACAACGCGAGCACGAACTGGCTCCTTCTTCTCATTGACCTGAACATCAAAGCCAGTGTCCTCAAGACCCGCAGCATCCTTGTCTGTAATACTGTAGCGAGGTGAATCTCCACCAACTAGGTGGACTTCATCTCCTTCTTCAAGGTCCTTAGCATTTGTCGTAAGACGCTTGCCTGGATCGTTGTCCTTAATAGATACAGTGCCTGGCTTGGTCTGAGACTTTTTAGCCTGAACAGAACCAGTTGGCTTTGCAGGCTTTGCACCAAGAGAACCTTTAGCACGAATTGGTTCGATCTGACGGTGGTTGACTCGCTGTTCAGAGCCATCGTCCATCTTTACTACAACATTGCTACCTTCGAAGGCAGAGGCTGTACCGTTGTGCCAAGAGCCATTCTTGAACCACTTGACACCTCCGCCCATCTCAATCCACTTTCCGTGCTTATCACGGAGCTGTTTAGCGACACGCGCTCGGCGTGCTGCTGTTGACTCTTTATTCCATGCCATTATGGTTCAACCAAATCTGTAGCAGTTTCATCTTCGTTCGTTGTCATTATATCATCTGGAGCGGCGGGTGCCTCTCCTCCTAAAGCTTCACTAAGGGCTGACTGGTCCTCAGGAGCAATCTTAGCGGTTTCTGCTGCTCGGGCCATCTCATAGAGCTCAGGAATGTTGAACTTAATCAATGCTTCCATGATTGGCTCACTGATCAAACCTTGGTCCTGTGCAAGTCTCCATGCCTTTTCGTTCTGTGTTGGTGCGTCAGCTTCTGGGAAACCGTGACTGCGTCTCCAAGCAGACTCACTGATGATACCCTTCTCAAATCCTTCAGAAGCCGATTCAGCTTTAGAAGGCTTAGTGGTAATAGCAGATGGGTCGTACCAAAGAGTGCTTTTAGCGACAATATCAGGGTGAACGTCGTTTTCCAAAAGGAATGGACGGTAGAAGACTTCAGTGAGCTGATCAACAATCATTAGAACCAATGGCTCAATGTGTGCCTTATATAGAGCTTCTTCAATCATGACAGCATTGGAGTACTTTACTGATGCAAGACCAGTAACAACATCCTTGGGAACATCCATACCGGCAAGAACGCGGTCTAGAATCTTATCAGCACGAACTTGTGCCTCAGGGTCTAGGTTCTTACCGATTGAGATGTGGCGAATAGCTGCAATAGCTTCTTTAGGTCCACGGATAATTGTTGGGAAAATACCAGCAACGCTGTTCTCATCATTTACTGGCGCTGAAAGAGCTTCAATCAAAGCTTCTTGGAATGACTGTGACTCATCATCAGAGAGTTCGGCCATTTCACCGTCTTCGCCATAATCTCCATCAGACTGGAACGCTGCGTCAAAGTCATCAGGAATAGCAAGGATACCGTTGCCTAGACGAGAACGAGAAGCAATGCGAGCTTCGCGGTTAGCCACAAGAAGTTCATCAAGAAGTTCTAGAAGACCACGAAGTGAAGAGTCAGCTTCATCTGAGTAACGGCCATGGTTTCTCCACATACGTCCGCAGAACATATCGTCATTAAGATCGATGTGGTCTTCTCTTCGAGCATCACGACGGGGCTTGATAGAGACTTTGTCACCATCACGGCCCTTCTCAACGACAATCTCGCTCACTGAACGGATCTGCCATTTAGATGTAGTGCCTGTTGAGAAGCGCGCTGGCTCCTGGACTAGGTAGCATTCACCCGCGACGAACATGTTCAACCCGGCATCACGGAGAAGCCCTGAGATACCACCATTGCCTGTCGACAGAATGTCGAGAGCATCTGATGCGATCTTGATCGTATCGAGGTCGTAGTCTTTGATGCTCGAAAGGTTGGATGGCACCGTGGAATTATCCGTGATGAGAGCCGGGTAGAGTCGAATGCGTGACAGAACATTCGCTAGCATGTTTGCTGTGAATTTCACTTCGCCGATCAAGTCGTAATATTCCCAGACGTCATCTTGCCATGTATCGTGCTGAAGACGACGAGCTGTAGCATCTACTTGTCGTGAGTCTTTAAGGTTGATACGTACAGCTGATGCTGTCATGCCCTCTTTGCTGCGCTCATTGTAAGGCAGTGGGGCAGGAGAAATTGCTTGGTCGGCGTCACGGTTAAATATTAGTCCCACTAGACACCTCTGAAGTAGTAATTTTACTAAAAGTAATTATACTACACGAGATATGCTAGAAACGAGTGTTGATCATTCCTGTCACAGCACTGGCTGCCAATACCTTCTGAACTGAATTGCCAATCTGGGGTGATACATACTCGAGGGCAAGGAGTCCTGCACCTGCCCAAATAGACACACACCAGGGACAGGTGAGAAGATACCCAAGCTTTGTGCTCTGTGGTGGGAACTTCTCAAAAACTTTGTCTCGGACAGGGGAAGTGATTTCATCTTCGATGACAAGTACTGTAGCTCGGTAGGTGGCGAGGCTCAGAAGAGCGAGTTCACCGATTGATTTGTTAAGCACTAGGGGTCCTTAAAGCTAGAAGATGTTTGGCACAGCAGGAGACGCCTGCCCACATGAAGACTCGATTTAGAGGAGCATCTACACCCTCAAACAGGCAGTATGAACAACCCATTTGAGATTCGGCAGTCGTGTCTTCAGCGTGCTGCCAGACAATCTGGGGTACACCATTCGCCATTTAGGTTCCTTTCAGGTATGGGTAATGAGCTATGTAGGGAATTCCCTGATAGGGATGGAATCCTCGAAGCTGGTTGCCACAGCCACAGTTGTCCTCACGTCTGACGACGATAGAGCCTACATCTGTCTGGACTGTGTACTCTTTGTAGCTGAGCTTTTCGAAGGATTCAAGCTTCATAACTGACTGTACAACATTCTTGTCTGAATAGACAATCAGCCATTCATTCGTGGCAATGACTTTGTACTCGTTTCCAAATGTCTCTCCTGACTCCAAGGTATAGGAGGCAGGAAAGACCTGGAAGTTGATGTACTGTACGTCTTCTTTAAGCGGTGGTTCCAACTCGGCGTGCTCGGCTTTCTAGTCGTTGTGCAATGGCTCGTCGTGATACTCCGGCGAGGGCAGAGAGGGTCTTGTAAGACACGTCCTGCTCCTTGTACTTGAAGAGGATGTCCTCAAGTTCACGGGCTGCTTCCCTGTAGGGAGAATCCTGTGGAGTGCGGCCTCGTACCATAGCAGCAAGTGGGATGAGTTCCTGGATACGATTCTGATCCGATGATGGAATATGCACCTCAGGCTTGGTCGGCTTACTGGAGGTAGCCTTGAACCTCTCAGGTACCTCCGGCACCTCAATCGTAAGAGCGTAGTGCTCTGTGTCGGCGAGGGTCTTCCACTTCTGAACGCTGGTGAAAGAAACTCCGATGGCTTCTGCGATGGACCGAAGGGACCACTTGTGATCGGTCAATGCCTTGATGGCGACGTAGAATAGATCGGTGTCCGATTCTCGGAGGGCGATCAATTCAGTTGCGGTTTTCTCTGGGAGAGTATGTACTGTATTCATATGTCTTATTATATCCTAGTTGAATGCTACTGTACACTAGTGCTGTTCGAGTAGCGCTCGACGATTGCTGCAGAGCGCTTCAGGGTTTCACGGATGTGGGTGATGGACTGCTCACGGAGGAACTTACCATCCTCCCAAACGGGCACCAGGAGACTCGTGGCTTCCTGTTCAGGAGTTGCCTTCTCAGTGAGGTGGAGCTGGCCACTCATCATGTAGTGAACAGCCAGTCGGCCCGTGGCAGACTTCTTAAGGCCACTGTCTGTCTTCGGGTTCTTCATGATGTTCTTCTCTACGCCATTGATCTTGACCCAGGTGGCCTTCATTGCAGAGCCAAAGGTGTCACGAGTGTTGTACTGGTACTTGAAGGAGCCAAGACCAAAGACAACGTTCGTAGAAGCGAATCCCTTCTCGGCAAGACGAGCAATGATGTCAACAGCTACTTCATCCGTAATGCCGTCACCATAGATGAGGCCGATATGGGGATCGAGTTCCTTGAAGCCCTTGTCATTGACATGGCCCGGGAAGAGTTCCCACAGGAGCTGAATGGCACCCTTCTCCTCGTCAGTGTCCCAAGCTCCGTCAATTCCTACGAGGGAAGAGGTGCCACAGATGATGTCGGCTGGGTTGCCAGAGTCTGGACGAATAACCAGTTTGCCGTCTCGCTCGAGGATTTCCTTACGGAGGCGGTCAAGAATGCCTCCCTTTTTAAGGACAGCGAAGAAGTCCCATGTGTCTGCAACAACTGCAAATGGACCGGTCTTGTACAGACGTAGGAGATTCCGGAAGGTTTCCTCTTCTCCCTCCTCGCCTCCAGCGCACATAACGCTGTGCTCAGTAGCCGGAATACTTCCACCGATGAAGTCACCATCGGTATTGTAGTACTTGTTGATCCAGTCGATTGCAGTGAGAGTGTCAGTGCCTGTGAAAGACAGAAGATGTCCGGCACCGGAGTGCTGTGCACTTTCAATAGAGGACATTCCACGGAAGGAGAAGTCATGACCCTGCCAATCGACAAACTCAGGAGTAGAAGAAGTCTTTTCTGCTGCGTAGTCAAGGATGCGACGGAAGTGGTATGCAAGAGTTGCAGAGGTAGATGCCTGCCAGATCGAGGCACTCATTGCCGTCTCGATGTAGTTGACGAGCCAGAAGAACTCTGGGTCAGTGTTCTCGACAGTGATGCTAGGTACCTTAATAGGTACCAAGTGGCCTTCCAGGATAGCACAGAACCTCAGTGGCAGGTATCCCTTACGGTGTAGTGCTCGAATGTGGTCACTGCCGACTTCGTTCGGACCCAGAAGAGCATTGACCTTGCGAGTGTATTCCTCGACTACTTCCTCTTCATCAGCTGCAAAGAACTTCTCGAAACGCTCCATGAGGATGTCTTTAAGGAATGCCTGAAGACCGAACTGGACAGTGTGGTCTAGTCCCTCAATGCGAGAGCCTCGAGCAGTGAAGTTAGCATATACATGGGTCGTGCCTTCAGGGTACTGCCGACGGTGGTCCAGCTTGTAGGCATCGGTGTAAAAGAGGGCTTCGGTGGGGTTGTTCGTCATTTAATGGGTTTCCTTTGAAAAAGCTTGAATTTGTCTAGTTTTGGGAAGATTATAGAAAGTATAAGATAAGCCATCGGAAATAGAGTGGCTATGTATAAATTAATATACTGCATCGTTCAAATTAAGAAATAGAACAAGTAACACCCAACGGAGGACGATGATTCCAGCAAAGATGTACACTCCCTTGGGGAACATAGTTAGACTCTTTCTAGTAGAAGGTTGATGACGTCAAAGCGTGTGAAGTGCTCAGTGCCAAGAAAACGAGTAGGGTTAAAGGAGTTTGTTGTAAAGACTTTACCGAACTTAGCGGGAAGATTAGCGATAGCATTCTTGGAGAAGACTCCATGAGAGACGTACAGATCGAGCTGTTCCTTAGGAAGACCAATGGCATCAGCAAGACCAAGGAATGTTCCACCACCATCGCAAATATCATCGACAATCAGGTACCTGCCATCCTTGGGAAGACCATCAAGCTTGAAGCCAGAAAGTTTGCCAGACTCAAAGTCTCGGGTTTTCTCAGCCTGGTAAAAACCAGTCTCTAGTGCAGTAGAAACTTTGTAGGTTCGCATGCCTGCACCCTTGTCAGGGGCAATAACTGCATCATACTTGCCCAGCAACGCCTGGATATGGGGCTGCTTGAGAAGCTCATCAGAATAGACAATTTCGAGACTGTCTGCGGCTGCATGAAGTTGGTCACCAGTCATTCCCGAGTGAGGGTCAAAGACAATGATCTGGTTAAGATCAAGGCTATCGATAAAGTCAGCATAGACTTTAAGTCCAAATGGGTTACCTCGGTCGGCACGAGCTCCAGGCATGTAGGGAAGAACGAGGACTCGTTGGACCTTCTCCCAGTTCGAAATAATTTCGTGCACAAGATAGTTATTCCACATTGCAAGCTGGAACAGGTCGTTGTGTAGAGAATCGGCAGATGGCTGGATGATAGCGATCTCAACCTGTTCCAGCTCACGTCGCTCCTCCCGCTTGGTGTGAGCCTCACCAGCAGGGAACGTGAAGGGAGACAGAGCAGAGTTGATAATCTCTCCGTCAGTAGTCTTTGCTTTGAAGTTGATCATGAAATAACTATATCTTGTATCTTCTAACTTGTACAATTAACCCACAAAAGCACCCATTTCTAGGTGCTTTTGCGAAGATTAGTTAGCCTTTTACGTTACTATCAAATGGGGCATCTGCAAGCGTAACTGTGCTTGTATCAACGGAATTGTCCACTTTGATGGTAACTTCAGGGTTGCCTTCAGGTTTCTGGGAAAGAGAAACGCCAGGTCCCTTGCTGTAGGAGTCAGGAGACTTCGCTAGGCCAAGGAGCCAACCAGCTTGAGGAACTCTGTCCTCAATGAGGCGGACTACTGCGTAGTAGACACCTGTGAAAAGAAGACCCAAGAAAGCCGTCAAACCCGCATAAGCATCAGGACCTACGTCCAAACCAAAGCTAAGTAGCCAAGTCGCAAGAGCACCAACGATAGCTGGCACTACTGTGCGAATCAGACCTGCAATAAATACTGTCATAATTAGTTCCTAATCAGTGTGTTGATGATGAATGCCCGCGCCTTTGAGCTGGGCTTCAGCAGCTTCTGCACGTCTACGGTTAATTATAGATTCGTCTTGCGACAGTGTGAGAAGGGTCTTCAACAATTTCACTTCTTCTTCAAGACGTAGAATTTCAGCTCTTCGCTTTTCTAGGTCCTGCTCTAAGTCAGCTATCTGCTCTTTCGTTGTTACACGAATTGCCGCTTCTTGCTTTCTCAAATAGAAGAACAGGAAGACTATGCCTCCTGCGATTGTACTTGGGTATCCAGCGGCGCTAATGATGTCCACAAATTTGTCCACTGGATTCCTCACACCCGATCCTACTATAGTAACTCGTAAGTCGGTGCGTCAGTTCCATTATAACACAGAGAAGTAATTATACCATTTTTATTTAACTTCTTCTCCAAAGCGCAGTTCCCACTGCTGCTTGTCGAACTCTTCCCAGCTCTTTTCAATCTGCTCTCGTTTGAACTCTTCAACGATGTGTGCAGTATCACGCTGGACGTTTAGATCATGGATTTTCTTTGCCGCTTCAATCTGCTTCTTACGAATGTACAGCATGTATGCTGCAGCAGAAAGACCCAGAACTACTATCAGCAGTATAATACCTAATGACCACATTGGCTATCCCTTTCATTCATAGATAGATAGTATCACACGTCTCGAGGAAAGTAATCTGGGTCTCTGAGACGATACAGAAGCACTTCATCTTCAGTGTAATAGGCAATATCAAAGTTCCCAAGAATCTGTCCCAGGCGAAGGTCTGGATGCTCGTACCAATAGACAGCAAGAGCACCAAGAACTTCAGGGATACGCTTAGTGTCTCTCATTTGTTGTCCAACTGGTTGTACGTAATGAAGGGAACACCTGCAAGAATGCCTGTCACAATCCAACCAAAGCCATAGTAGAGCGAAGCGCTCTGCTCGTCGTGCACGAAGGTCATGCCACACCAATAGAACGTGACAATACAGATGGCAACCCAAAGGGTTCCAAGAATGGTGAGTTTAAGTCTCATCAGGTAACCTTTAGATAGTTAAAGATAGCTTCAACAGCAACCTTAGCAAGAACCTCGTCAGTAGCAAGGACAGGATTCTTTCCATATGCCTCAACCCAACGGGCCTGGTAGAGTGCCTTTTCTACAGCTTCAACTGCTTCAGGATTAAGATCCATTTTCTTCTTCCTTTTCTACAATTCCAAGGGCTTTGCGAGCAAGATAGAGAAACTTCTTCTGGTCCGAGTCGTACATGTCAGACCAAGAGAGGTCCTCGAAGTCGCCTGAGGCATTCTTCAAATCGATAGCCTTGAGAAGGACTGCGTAATCTCGAGTCCGATTCTTGGTTTCTTCGAGGTTGGTCCATTCTTCTACGGCTTCATCGCAGCAACACGGTTCACCTGTAACCTGGTCACAATCAGTCGCATCATTCTCGCAGTACTCGCAAACAGTCACGTAGCGGACAACAAGAGATGTTGCACCAACTTCATCAACATGACGGCTAATACTCCTGTCAATGTCACGGAGAGACCGGACTTTGTCCTCTAATGTAAGCCACTTTCCAAACCAGCCAGATTCCTTGTCAAGAGCGTAGACAATGAGATAGGGTTCTTCAGCGATGATTGTCTTTGTTTTGGTAGGAATCTTCATAGTTCTACTTTATACTGTTCTGTTCAGTTTGTACACTTACTCTTTTAAGGAGTCTATCGGCTTTATCGTACTTGAATGGGTTTAGCCAAGGGCTAAGCTTTTTCCAGTGTTTCCACGGATTGGTATCTAGTGTGCGTACAAATGAGGTGCAGAAGTAGATATTGCCATGCGAGCAGCGAAGCACTTCACCTTTACGGTATGTTGTACCTCCGTATCGAGTATGCTCTGGTGTGCAGTTAAGTGAGTGGCACTCGTCTTTGTCGACGTAGCGAGTATAGATATTAGGCATTAGTCATCCCATTCTGGTGGAAAGCAGACCGTCACCTTAGCGAGGAGACCGTAGATTTCTTTTTGGTCTTCCTCGCTAAGGTCCTCGTCTTCAAACATTTCGCTGATACCCATGAAATCAGGGTCTTCTAGCAAAGCCTCAGCGTAACGAACAGCGAAGGCTTGGTTCCTAGTCATCGATACCGAGGCGAGACTTACAAACGTCTGCTGAGCTCTGGACCACACGACGGCGTTCATTTAATTCTGCAATCTTTTCATCAATGTCATCTAGTTCTGCCTGGAGGTCACTAAGACGGGCTCGGTCAGTTCGAGCAATCTGCGCTCGAAGGAGCTGAGTAAGGAACTTCACCAGTCACTACCACCCGAGGAAGAACCGGGGTCATAGCTGCTCGAATCACTGGTACTTGTGTAAGAGCTTGAGTCAGAGTTAGATGAATCGTATGAACTCGAGTAAGAGCTGCTCGAATCACTGGAGCTAGACGAAGAGTCCGATCCACCATAAGCTGGGAGACCATCGTAGCTAGAAGATGACGAGCTGGAATCACCATACGACGGAGTACCAGAGTAATCTGAGGAGCTACTGGTGTCATTTGAGGACTGCTCCTCTACTCGGGTAGATGTGTCTTCATCGTGATGGTCGTGAGTGCTCTCATTGAGCATAGAGCCAACAAAAATACCTGTCATGAAGTCATTGGGATTTGTAGCATACATGCCCTGCTCGTTGCGACGGTCGTACTCTTCCTGTTCGCGAAGACGGCGCTGGCGAGCAAATGACTCCTGCTCGCGGAGCTCTCGTTCCTGGCGGATACGGTTACGTCGATCCTGTGCCTTTTCCTCTTCAATCTCTGCAGATGTCTTGGCCTTCTTGGGAACGACGTTAGCGATAGGACTAGAGCTACGACCAACCTGAGTCTGGGTCACGCCACTCTTGGTCGTTGACTGGACCTGAGGCTTGGTCTCAAGGAACTTTTCGAGTGGCGATGCATTCGAAGGATGGTTCTGGCGTGACTTCTGCTTGGCCTTCTTTTCCTTCTGGTTGGTCCAGATGAAATAGCCGACAATAGCGAGAAGGATTACTGCTGCGATGATAGCAATGGTCATTTAGATTTCCTCTTCGTAGAAAACGGTGTTGTCTTCAGGGTTGTTCTGGGCTTCAAGCTCTGCTTCCTTCTCGAGGGCTCGAAGACCTCGCCAGCCAGAGATGACGGCGATTGTAGCAAAACCTACGAGAAGTCCTGCCAGGACGTAGTAGACGATTTCCCAATCCATTTATGCCTCCTCTAGAATGTCGATGGCAACAGGGTACCAAGTGAGAATGTGCTCGGGCTTGAAGTACTCGACGCCACTGGGGAAGACAATGACCCAATCGCCTTCACCATCAAGGATGGCATACTTCTCAATGTCTGCATCATCGGTGAGTTTGGTCTCATCCCTGACCCTTGTGACCCAAATAACCGTGTCTTCTGCGGTAGGAAGAGGTGGCTTGGGGCGGTCCAAAAGAACGTACTTCTGCGGACGGGATCGGGTAGTGAGATTGAGACCGGCCTTGGTCAGCCAATCATTAGTAAAAGGGTCTCGCGAAAGAGCAGTCCCTGTAAGAGAGACTTCAAGGTCCTGCTGAGTAGTTTCAACACGGATGGTGTCACCGGAGCGGATTTCGCTAAGGGTGATTTCTTGTTCAGTCATTAGTTGTTTGATGCTTTCTTTTCGAAGTTTTCTTTATGCCACTGGACAAGCTCTCGCTTAGCGTCCTGATGGTCATCGAAGTCATTCCACTCGCAAAAGAGAGTGTAGCTTGTTGTTGATCCAGCGTGCCAGCAAGGTGCACCATCAGTTGCAGTGCATTCAGCTTGGCTAGGAGTGTTGAGAGAATTCGCAGCAAAGGGAACACGAGAGTGGATTTCAATTCCACCCTGAGTTAGGGAACCGAGCTTGGTGAAGCGCCACAATTCAATGGCTCCTGCTTCACTCTTAAGAAGGTAGGACTTACGGGTTCCGCCGAAGTGTTCTTTTTCTGTTACGCTGAAGTTTGTTTGCATAAGAAGATATTATACCTTTTTGCTCTTCCAGTACAATCGACCCTTTTCATAGAAGCCACAAGTCGATGTCGAGGCTCGTTCAATCCACTCTGCCTCATTGATAGGTGTGTTCCACGAGATGTCGTAGTCTGCACGGTCCCAACCATCAGGGTCTAGGATGGTGATACCCGAGATTTTCTCCCATTCAGAGGGGTGTCGGAGAGTAGGATCAAGCATCGAGGTCCTTAAGAGTCTTGGGTGGGTAGTCGCCGTATGGGAGGACTTCAACCTTCTTGTTCTCCCACCAGCTCTTGAGCTCTGCCATCGTATTGAAGAGCTCCTTCTGGGTGGGATGAGAGTCAGACGTATTGGAAATAGCGAGGACGCCTACTTCCTTGGGCCACCACAGTGGTCGTTTGCGCATCAACTGGACTGTAGCATTGTAGTGGCTAAGGCCCCAGTCTTCGATTCGGCCCTTGTTGACACGGAAAAAGTAGCCTTCAGGTAGTTCAGGGGTTTCCATTAATCGTTCACACTCTTCGGAGGGTAGTCGCCAAGTAGCTCGATGTTGAGCTTTTCATTTTCGATGCTTCTGATAATTTCATTTGCTCGTTTAATCATCTCGGGCTTAGAGAGTTCCAGCATGATCTGGTCTCGGACTAGCCAATCAAGTTTAAACAGACCGAAAAAGACTTTCTTTTTGGCGCGAAGTTCCATGTAGGAATATTTTCTACTAGAGCCATCTCTCTGAGCAACTCGCCAATAGGAGTTGCTATAGGGAACAGGCGGAAGTCCAGCGTTAGGGTCAAGCGGTTTCAAAATAGTGTTCCTTTTGGTGGTATGTGCAGTCAGGGTTGGGCATACGATGCTTTATGCAAATGTTGCCTGCTAGGTTTCTTTGTGTGAAGCTTTCACATGAGCATTCCCAAGGAGAGCTTGTATCGAATGTATAGCAGTTGTAGCAGTGTTCTTTGCCGAAGTGTGCGGTGCAGGATTTTACGAGGAGACCGTAGAACTCGCTATTCCACTCGCGATGGAGAGGCTGTTGGCTCGGTTTAGAAAGCCAGTCCATTACTTCTCCGCCAGTTCCTCACGAGCCTTACGAGCAACATTAAGGAAAGCGTCCTGCGTAGAGCGAGGAACATGATCCCACTTGACGTACTTGAGGTTGTACGGGTCTGCTACCTTAAGAAGAGAGAAAGCAAGATCGATGTCTTTCTGATTCTGCTTTTCCTTCTCTTCTCGCAACTGCTGGATTTCCACACTCGCATTGTAGTTAGCAAAGGATGCGAGGATGTTCCAGTACCAGTACTCAGGTCGGTCCTGCTCAGTGATAGGACCTATTCCCATATGATTGTACTCTTCACGAGGGCACTCAAGCTTGTCATTGACAAATGTCAATGGGACTTCAGAGCGATCGACAAGGAAGTAAATGGCGACTAGTTTGTCGGCAATACGGTTGGCATCACCATGTGACATGAGCTTGCCCTCACCGTAGCCACGAGGGGTTTCTTCCAATATTTTGACAAGACCCAAACGGATCTGTTCGCGATCGTAGATAGTCATCTTAAACCGGCAGTCCCTTCGACCATGCAATGAGGTTGTCTTTGAACCCGAACTGGATGATAGTTGCTACGGTCTGGCTTTCTTTGCCACCGTCATAGCTGAGTTCCTGCATAATTTCGGTGAGAAGGTCGGCAATCTCGTGCGGGCCCCAGTCATTGGCAATGGCAGCGCCAAGTTCACTAATAGAAATATCGAGCTTTTTAGTTTTCTTGGTTTCGATCTTAATTTTAGGCATAAGTTTACTCTACACTGTTTTCGTGGGAAAGTACAAGTGGTTCGTCGACGTAATATGGTGCACGAGGGCGAAGCTTGCTAGGAACGAAGTCGCCAATATCAAGCATTTCGTCGGGGATGGCATAAGCTGCTTTCACTTTGAAGAGGACTTCGTAAAGGAGCTCGACAAGAATTGCCTGCTGCTCCTGAGGATTGGTGGTGTTCTGGAGTTCTGACTGTTCAAAGCCTGAATCTCCCAGTGTGGCCGTCTCGACCTGGATTACAACTTTAATAGCCAAGCATCCTTTCAGTTTCTATGCGGGTTTTGCGCAGTTCTTTTTCTGCGAGATTGTCCAACTCGTGGTTGTAGGCATCAAGGTAGAGGTTCATCTCTTTCTTTGACCGAGCAAAGAAATTGTAGGGTCTAAGTCCTGGTTTGCCCGCCCAGTCCCAACGGACATCGTAGATCGCTTCACGGATGATGAAGGCATAACGCTTTCTCACAGTGTCTCGTGCAATCGTAGACCACCAGCAATGTGGCGCATCAATTCGGCGATTTCAATGTGTGACTTCTCAGAGTTGAACTCGACGTAGTCGGCTGCTCTTTCCCAGACATTAGCACTGAGATTGAGATGAGAGATGCTTGTCTCTTCTCGAGTGGGTTTCTTTTTGGTGAACCACATTAAAGGCTAGGTCCCGTCCTTCGGATAGCTCGTGCACGGTCAAGGAAGTTGGCAGCAAGAGCTTCACACGTGTCTCGATCAAATTGGTCTTCACTCTCATCAGCGGCGTACTGAGCGATGTGAGCAGCTTTGTCATATGTGTCAGCTACGACATTCTTTGCTGGAGTGAGAGAGTAGCCCTCATAGATAAGGCGAGAGACGATGGTCCCGGCAAGGCTCTTCGTAGGGCCGGTGATGCCATTCCATTCATCGATGGCTTCTTGAACATGGCCGAAAAAGCCCTGTTGCTGCTGGGCTGATGCTGTCATTTCTGTTCCTTAAGAAAGTCGACTGTTGCTTGGAGTTCTTTGTTCCGCTCGAAGTAGACATCAATCTCGTCTTGCGGATCGTTGTATGCTGTGCAGCGATGGGCTGTGAGAAGATTGTTTCGGATAGCCCACTCGAGTTCTGAGATGGCGCGAGAGTGGTCAATCTTGGGTTTAGGTTCTCCCCATGTCATTCCATCTTCGCAGCAAGGAACGTTAAGGCATTTATCACCACTACACGGGTGAATGTAAGCACTAGCAGTCACGTTCGAAGTTCACCTGCTCGATGGTGAACTCGTCAAGAAAACGAGACGTGATGTTGAAGTCATAGTCAGGTCCTGCCTTGAGGAACTCGATGATGTCCTTCTCGACCCATTCGAAGTCCTCGTCAGGCTCAATGTCAAGCCATTCGCGGTACTCTGCGAGGTTGATGTCCACGTCATTGTTGTCTCGTACGGTGTGAGAGAACTCTACGTTTACGGTCTTTATGTCGTTCGTCATTGTTTGATGTGTTCTTTCTAAAGGAAGTCGATGTCGTGAGCAATAGTGTCTGATTCGCCCCAGCCAATGAGTTCTGAGAGGAACCTGTCGTCGTAGTTGAGGTACTCAAGAATGGTTTCTTCATGGGTGAGAAGGAACTCATCTGCTGCCTTTTTGCCATGTTCCCTACACCAAGTGAGATAGTGTGCGTCATCAATTTTGATGTCGGCTGAAGACTGCGTCGTGTGGGTGTAGCCAATGTCGAGTTTCATAGGGTGTCCTTTTCTTTTAGTTGTCGTTGGAGGTCTTCAATCTCCATCTTGAGGGTGAAGATTTCAGTTCTGTTTCGCAACCAACTGTCATCAGAGACTCGACCCAGTATCCAGAAGGAACGGGCATGCATGAGAAGCCATGACATGTCCGCAGAATCGATTAGTCCTGTTTGGTTCCAAAGCAGACTAATTCCCTTAATACGGTCTAAGGCCTCTTCTTCAGATTCTTTTGAAATCACTGAGGACGGTCCTCATCAGTGATGATGTCTGCTTGCCAAATACCGAGAATTGTTTCGCCCCATGGCATGCGAGCCGCAACCTCTTCACGGCCTAGACCATTGGTGAGGAAGGTGAGGATGAGGTCTTCTCGCTTGAGAGCATCGTCGAGGTCATGGCCCATTGCAATGCACCAAATGGCATACTCATCGACGTCAAGTTCGAACTTAGCATCAGTGGTGGTTTCAATTGTGTAGTTCAGCATGAGCTTAATCGATGGCATTAGTTTCTTTCCACAATTCTAGTTCGTCTTCTTCAAAGACGTAATAGAAGCCTTCAGGAAAACTTTTGATCAGGTATTTGTATTCGGTAGTGGGGTCGATATCCACGACGGTGCCTATAATTATTCCAGTGCCGTCAAGGAATCCCTGGACTCTGTCGTTGTATTCGAATTTGTCGTTCTCGTCCACTATATCACTTCCAATTCCAAAAGAACATTACGGGTCCGAATGCGATGCCAGTTCCGAGATACCGGAAACGAGGGTGCTTCCAGTGATGGAGAGATTCTCGGTCCCAGCGATAGCCACACTCTGTGGTGAGCTTGAAGCGCTTTAGCATCCGTTGCACCGATCTGCGTGAGGGACGTATGGAGGAAAGCTCTGTGCGGAAGAAAAAGCGCACGCAGATCCAATGACGGCGACAAAAGCCGTTCCAGCCCAACGACCATCACCCGTCCAGATGGAAAGAGTGAAGAAGGTGAGAGTGGCGATAGCCGCTGCAACACCGAGAAGGTAGAGGAGGATGCGCATTACGGGAGCCTCTTATTAAGGAAGGCCGAGATTCTGCGTGTGGCAAGATCAGGTTCCTTCTTTTTCCTGGCCTTGGCCTTCTCTTCTTTTTCGATACGGTCCTTGTTTGCGTCTTCTGCTAGAAGGGCCATGTGAGCGAGATGGTAGGTCCCGTCAATCTGGTCCTCAGTAATCCAGCCACGACGGATCAGTCTGTCAACATCAACAGCATAACGGTGAAGCTTTTGGCGTGACCAATACCAGCTGTTGACTCGGGTAGAGAAGAGACCACCGCAGACTTTTTTGCGGATAGCCAGGAAAAGAGAGCGAGACTCTTTGTGCTCTGTGCCATCGTAGAGGCTGATTCGCTTGGGGCCGATTGAGAATTTGTAGTAGTAACCCTTAGGAAGTTCCGGTGCTCCCGCTTTGAGAAGTTCGTGATAGAGGTCGTCGTTGTTTGTCATTTGTCTTTTCGTCTTTTCTTTAGCGGCGATACTTGAATTCGTCGAAGGCATCAATCGTGCCGATGATTCCCCAACCTAGGGCACAACCTACGATCATGACAGCGACAATGAATCGAGGGATGTCAAAGAACATTGCCGTGGTTAGAAGTGCCAGTACGACAAAGGCAATAAAGGAAACTGCGACTCGCTGTAGGAGTGGTGTTACCTGCCAGAACTTTTTGATTGTTTGCATGAGAAGACAATATCAAGTTTAGCGGGGTTTGTACAATCGATTTATCGAGCGTCTTTTTCCTGCTGTTGCTGGGTCTTCTTTGCCGTAAAGTAACGAGCAATGGCTGCAATAAGAGTCATCATGGACCAGAAAGCTGTTAAGGTGCCGAGCATGAAGAGAGTGGCTGCTCCTGCTGTTGGGTAGATAAAGCCCATCCAGGTGAGGATGACCAGAGCAATTAAGGCACCAAGTAGGGCGAGACGTTCAATGGGAAGAAGGGCTTTGTAGAATTTGCGCATCTCGAGACTTTCAGTTTGGGTGCATGTTACTCTCGTGTATCTATAATATCATGCGTGGTGGTGGTGTAAGCTGTATATAGAGACTTTGTTTTCCGGGAATTTTTCCGAGAGTAGGGCTTAGCGCCGCCCGAAACCTCACCGGGTTTCCGAAAAAGGCCCGCAAGGTAACATTCGGCAATTCGCATGTAACAGAGGTGTACATCCCCATTCTGCAGTATATAGTAGTCTTATCAACAACGCACCAAACAAAGGAGTTCATCTTGAAAAAGAAATGGCTTGCCTCGCTCGCTCTCGTGTCCACCCTCAGTGGGTGCTCCTATATAGGAGACGAACCCCCTAAACCTCCCTCGTCCTTCCAAATCCCACAGGCATTGGACACTACACTCGGTGCAGATGGGTGTCCCACAGAGGAACCCTGCATTGGGTATGAGGCAGAGGAAAAGAGCATGTTCGATGCTCTCGAGGCTCGAGCGTGGGCTGCCTTTGACTCCTACAATTTCAAACCTGTGGACACCTCAGAGGAAGTCGCACAGGAGTTTGTGGATGCCACTGATTCGAGTGACACAGAGGTCCTCCCACCCTCCTACTGGAGGCTGCCTGACCCCAACAACCACGATGTGGTATACATCTTCCATTCGGTGGCACTGACCACTATGTGAGTGCTACACAGCTGCACCCTGTGTCACCCTCTGTAAATAGGTGAAGTTCCTATCATCTTCACCCGCATCACCTCAGAGGGTGACACCGGACCTATTCTCGCTATTGTTACACCGCATACCGCAATATTACATACCGCATGTGTACATTCCCTCAAATGCGTTATATAGTAGTCTTATCAACAACAACTCAATAGAGAAAAGAGCAATCATGAACCGCTTTGCAACCGTAATCGCCGCTTCCGCAATCGCGCTCGGCTCCATCGGAATCGCCGCACCTGCGAATGCCGCCCCCGCTCACACATGGGATTGCGACACCCTCGGTGTCAAGCAGTGCAAAGGCACCGTGAACGGAATCGGAGACGCATGGGAATCGATGGAGTACATGAAGAAGGTTCCTCGGTATGACCGGAAGCACGTTCTCACCTACGTCCGCACGGTCCACAAGAAACCCACCGTCGCCTCACAGGAGGTGCTCGTGCCTTCGGTGAATCTTCCGAAGACGTGGCACATCCTCACCTACAAAAAGTAATACTAAGTAACATTGGTTAGAGAGTGTACATTCTCTAGCCAGTGTTATATAGTATTCTTATCAACAACAACCGCTACAAAGGAGAAAACAATGACTCGCACCGAATCTTCCGTAATCGCCATCCTCCTCGCAGTTCTCATCACCTTCCCCGCCCTTTGGCTCCTCGCCACCGGAGATTTCATCGGCTCGGATAATTTCTACGGAATTCAGGAAGATTCCACCGTCATTGATTTCCTCTTCAACCTTCGGGAGCTCTTCACCGGAAAGTAACATTCGGTAATACTGGAGAGGGTGTGTACATTCCACCCTCTCTAGTATATAGTATTCTTATCAACAACAACCAATAAGGAGAAACCAAAATGGAACTCAAGAGCCTCGAAGAAATGGCCGCCTACCTCGAGAACAAGTTTTCCTCGGAAATGTACACCGCCAAAGCTCAGCACATCACGTCCCGCCGCAAGGACGTAGATTACGAAATCTTCCTCCTCACTTGGACCGATTCCACCGGAGCCCGCCGCCCCGAATTCGACGGCCCCATGCGTTGCAAGGCCAACGGATACACCGCCTCGCACCACTAGCGAGAACCCTCTGGGTGGCCTTCGGGTCACTCAGAGGTTTTAGGTGCAGTACCTATCATCCGCGTATTCCAAACCTCCCAAAAGCCCACCGAACCTCCCAAAAGTTCTTCAAATCCTGTGTGTACATCCGGTGATTTGCAGTATATGATATTACTATCAACAACCGCTAGAGGAGAAGAAAATGAAAACTTTCGAAAGCACCACCTACGAATACCGTCAGGGTTACCTTATCCGCACCGTCGATACGGTCGCAGAGTTCGAGTCGTACCCCGATGGAAGTTTTCGCCCTCAGCGCACCATCTCCACCCGCGAGTCGGAGGTCGTACCCACGGACCGCGACTTTGAGGAAGCCGTTCAGTTTGCAGAGGAGGTAGCCGCGGAAAACTACCTCGCATCGTTCGAGTAATACTAAGTAATATTTCTCATAGCATATGTACATTCTATGAGAAGTATTATATAGTATAACTATCAACAACAACCGCTAAAGAAAAGAGCATCCAAATGGCAAAGCGTATCAGCCCCGCAAACGTAGGCAAGACCTTCCTCCTCCGCTTCAACAAGACCCGCTCGATGAACGGAGGCCGCGATCCCATGGAGATGGAGAACGTCCTCGTAAAAGTCGACGTAGTCGATGGAGAAGCCCGCGCAACCTTCCGCGACAACGAAATCGGCGAGTGGGAAGCGTACCGCTTCAAAGGACGTTGGAGCTACGGTTCCTCAGCAGAGCCGCTCACCGTCGTAGAGTAATACTAAGTAATATTTCTCACCGCGTATGTACATTCGGTGAGAAGTATTATATAGTATTCTTATCAACAACTTCTAAAGGAGAAAAAATGTCCATCAAGCCCAGCCTTCCCGCAGACCGTCGTTTCGTACTCGATCAGGTGAATGAAGAACTTCAGGGTGAAGGACTTCCCCACGTCCACACCACCAACCGCGCCGTCATTTCGGAGCAAGGCATCATTTGGCACGAGCTCGAGGATGATCACGGGTATTTCTCCTACGCAACCTCATTCTCCTTCAATCACCGCAATGTTACCGTGGTCTCGGAAGTGCACGAAGCCATGGATTTCGATGAGCAGATGAACGCCTAGCCATCCTCCTCAAAGGCCTGGAAGCTCACAGAGCTTCTAGGCTTTTTTGGGCAATAGAGCATTCACCCGCAATATCCGCGCCTCTCAGACGTCACCCAAAAGACTACCATATACGGTGTACATTCCTCGAGAAATAGCATATGATGGTTTTGGTGCATACTTTAAGTTCCGCTCACACCGAAATATTACCAAGTATTACACACCGCGTATGTACATCTTCTCAAAACTAGGATATAGTATAACTATCAACAGCAACAAAGGAGAAGAAAATGGAAACCTCAGAGTTCAACAAAATCCAGAACGGTGATTCAGTCGTTACGGAATTCGGAGAAACCCTCGAAGTTCGGTACATCAACCGCTCGGAAGGATGGGTGGAATTGAGTGACGAAGAGGATACCATCCGCTCCATCGCATACCCCAAAAACCTCGTCCGCCACATCCCCTTCGTGTAATACTAAGTAACATTCTCTCAGAGTGTACATATCTGAGAGAGTGTTATATAGTATTCTTATCAACAACATCTACAAAGAAAAGAGAACAAAATGGAAACCCCCCGCGACAACCTCCTCACCGACAAGCTTTACTTCGACTCTTCCCGCCAGATGTACTTCGTAACCCCCGACGGAATCGGATGCTTCTGGTATGACACCGAAGAGGAAGCCCGTGAGCAGCACGGATTCGAAGAAGACGAAGAAGTCGAGGAAATCGACCGCCTCTCGGATTTCTAAAATACTTGGGTGGGAGAGTGTACATCCTCTCCCACCTAGTATATGATATAACTATCAACAACCGCTCAAGAGAAAAGAGAATCCAATGAAGCAGCCGCAGCAGCTCAAGAGGTCCACCATCGGAGGAATTGATATCTCCTCCATCTTCGTACCCACTGGCACGGAAGGTGGATACTTCGAGACGATGCTTTTCCTCAATGGAAAAACCGTCGAAGGACTCCGCGAGAATGAAACGTGCCGGTTGTATGACAATTGGGAGGACAACCACAAAGCCCTCTACACGAAGGTTGGAAACATCCTCGCCTTCGGACCCGCGTAACCAAACCTTCCCACGAGAGGCCCTGCCTAACCGCAGGGCTTCTCTGCTTTAAGGGGCAATAGCTACTTCATCCGCAGCCTGCGAGTGACCCAGAAGTCACACCATATACAGTGTACATTCTCTCACTTCTAGCATAGAATGGTTTTGGTGCCTGTTTTAAGTCCGTGTTTGTTACCAAATATTACATGTTGCATATGTACATCGGTGAGAATGCAGTATATGATATAACTATCAACAACATCAAGAGAAAAGGAAAACCGTGAACATCACCCAGAAGTTCCCGCTCGGTTCCACTCAGCACTTCCTCTCCAATCGCATACCGTACCCGATGCGCATCGTCGGACACTACGTTTCGGATTTGGGCCGCGAATGCGTGATTGCCATCAGTGACGAAGGAAACCCCGCGGAGGAAATCCAGCCGGGTGAGGCCATCGTCATCGACACCCTCTACATCACGGGTCAGTAATACTAAGTAACATTTCTTACCGTATGTACATCCGGTAGGAAGTGTTATATAGTATAACTATCAACAACAACAAAGGAGAAACAAAATGAAAACCTACACCATCATCAAGACCCGCCGTGGCAACGAGTCGGAAACTACGGACACCCTCGAGAACCTCGTCAAGTACTTCGGCTACACCCTCGAGTGCGGCAACTCGTGGAACTCCAAAATCAATCGAAACCCCAAGACGGCCGCGGGTCTCATCTCCGCCCTCAACAAGTCCGTCGCTGAAACGCAGGGTTCGTGCTACGACCCCGACTACTACGAACTGAAAAAGTAATACTAAGTAACATCCTCTAGAGGTGTACAATCTCTAGAGGGTGTTATATAGTATAACTATCAACAACAAATACTAACAAAGGAAAAATCGTGAAGCACATCATCCCGACCGAACCGTCCGAAACCTTCCGCGAAAACCCGAACATGTTTCAGTCGCCTCGCAATCTGGAAATCCGCTTCTCCGACAACCCCAACAAGTACGGAAAGCTCACCTCCTACTCCATCTTCGGATGGAACGAAAAGACGGAAGCCCGCGTCGAATACCAAGGCCCGATGGTTACCGGCCCCTACGCCTCGATGAGCGCCAACGGCGTCATGATCACCGCCCACCGGCAGGAACCCAAAGACCAGATGGTGGTCTCGGTGGATGACACCCTCGAAATCGACGGAGTGGAATACTCCATCCGCCTCGACCGTTACGGATACGTGAAGCTCACCCCCGTAGCCTAAATCCTCGGAGGCCCTGCTAACCACAGGGCCTCCCCTTTCTTCTCGACTAATCACCCTACATTAGGAGCAACCGTGGACCTCCAACAGACCCTCAGCGCCATTGCAGACACCGCCAGCATCTTCAAGAACGGGTCCCAAATCACCGTGGCAGAAGGTGCGTACGAACCCGTGCACGTGTACCTCGAACTCATCACCCTCGCGAAGGCTTTGGGTGCCACGCCCTACGAAATCGAGCGAGCAGCTGCGGGAGAATTCATTGGAAGTTCTTTCCTACCGGAGTGTACATCTGACGAGAAGTAGGATATGATATAACTATCAACAACATCAACAAAGGAGAACAAAATGCCAAAGGCAAAGCGTGTCAGCAAGAAGAATATCGGCGAACGATTCTACATCCGCTTGGGTGAGAATGGAATGAGCGTCGTCCTCCTCGAACTCGAAGGAACCGGCAATGACGCCGTCGCTACCTTCTCTGACTCTCACTTCCCCGATGGTCGATGGGGAAAGTGGAAGGCCTACCGCTACAACTCCCGCTGGACGGCCGAAAAATCGGGAAAGCCCGTCACCATCGTCGAGTAATACTAAGTAACATTGGGTAGGAGTGTACATATCCTACCCTTTGTTATATAGTATTCTTATCAACAACTTCTAAAGAAAAGAGAAACCAAAATGGCTTCCTCAGGAAAGATCCGCAACGACATCCGCTCCCTCGAACAGCTCCAGAAAGAGGAGTACTCGCCCGAACGGCAGGATCGGATCGAATTCCTTGCATGCATCCTCGATGACGCCGTGATGGAAGAACGCGAGATGGACGAAGAGTAATACTAAGTAACATTGGGTATCATATGTACATCTGGTACCCAGTGTTATATAGTATTCTTATCAACAACAAATACTACAAAGGAGAAAATCATGAACGCCTTCGCAACCCAGGACACCAACCACTACGGCGCTACTCAGACCAACGGTCTGGTGGATGGAGCCGCTTACCACGCGCAGGCAGATTACTCCCGCTTCTACTCACTCCGCGAAATCAAGGAGCTCGGCGGCAAGATCACCCGCGTTCGCATCCTCACGGAGCGTACCTTCGGTGGTACCCTCTGCGACATCTCCTACATCAACGCCACTCTTAAGGATGGCTCTACTGTAGGTGTTCGGGTCCACGTCGACAACCTCACGCCCCTCCGCAACCTCAAGAAGGCCATGCTCGATTGGGCCCAGCGAGAGGGAGTTTTCGCCAAGTCCATCGGCCTCATCGACGAAGGGAATTGGAGCATCCAGCGGTAACACGGAGTAACAGAGAGGGAGGAGTGTACATTCTCCTCCCTCTTTGATATAGTAGTCTTATCAACAACAGCTACTAAGGAGAACAAAATGTCTGCAGCAGAACGTTACACTACAGAACGCCTCAATGAAGACCTGAAGAACGGTTGCCCCGGAGACCGCAATTCCGCACCGTACCTCCTCAAGCTCGATACCCCGGAACGCAGGCTCCGTGCAGTACAGGAAGCCCACACCCTCTCCAACCTCGTGGGATACCGCCACTCTGAAGCCGTTTACGCAGCCGTAACTGAACTCCAGCGGAACATCTCCAACAACAAAGAAGACCAGCCCCTCTATGGAGAAGCAACCGCTCGGAAGTACCGCGAAGCCGAAGAAGAGCGGAAGCGCCTCAACTTCGGATACTAAAATATTGGAGGAGGGAGTGTACAAACTCCCTCCTTCAGTATATAGTTATCTTATCAACAACTCCACAGAGAAAAGAGAATCAAATGGAACCGAAGTTCAAAGTCGGACAGTCCGTCCTCTTCACACAGACCCATAAGCCGTACTACGTCGGTGAAGTTACGGACATCATCGAAATCGATGGAGCTCCTCACTACGCAACCGCGTACGAAGGCCACGAAGATGGCTACTTTCACGAACGGTATCTCGCAGCTCGCTAACCCACAAAAGGCCAACCGAAAGGAAGGCCTTTTGTAGTTTAAGCTTCTCGCTATTGGTCGCGAAGGCTCAGGATAGCCGCTATGACACCGACGGTACCTAAGGTATAGACCAATTCAGCTGAGGTATTTGGCAGCACGAGGGTGACACCGAGCACTACTACAACAGCAATAGCGAACACTGCCGCCCATGATACTTTCTTCCAATTAAAGCTCATTCACTTCTCCATGTTCATTAGCAATTTTTCGAGAGCGATCGCACCGTGCGCGTTCCCGTTTTGCACGAACTGCCGGCCCAAGTTCTGCTTACCCAGCCAATGTTCCATTTCAAATGCGAACCAAGATTCCACGTCAGATTTGGACAACACAATTGTGTAGCCATGCTCTGCTTTAAACTCATCTTTGATTTCATCTTCGAGGTCCACTAACCGCAGAGTGGCTTTGAGCAGTTCAACCTCTGTAAGGTCACGTGCTTCGATATTTACGTATGCAGTATTTACATTCTCGGTCAGAGAAAATAATCCCGCTGTTGTCCAAATTATCATGAATCAATTCTATCTTAAGTGAGAAAATCCAGTGGAGATATTCTCATCCACTGGATTCCCTAGTTCATGGATTTATTATAAGCTATTGGGGTCTAAAAAGATACCCTCTCCCAAAGACCCGCTATGAGAAATGCTACGCCAACGTAGGAGATTAAGGCGGGCTGCGAGGTGGCAAACTCCTGAAGTTCTCCAACTGCTTGTGCGGTGTCTCGCTTCTTGTTCCGCGACTGAGGCGTTGAGCGAGGGTTGTAAGTTCCGGTAACTTCCATTGTATTCTCCTAATGAGTGGTTGTTGATATAACTACTATATCAACAACCACTCTAAATGTACACTACTTCTTACTGTCACTTCCCCATTTTGCAATCATCTCGAGGAGTAGATCGCTGGGTGGAGGGGACGGCCTCCAATTTTCACCGTGGTTGGGGCAATTGCAGATGCACATCCGCGTTTTTCCCTGACTCTCGACGGTTACTTCGCATCGATCGTGATGGCCTGTGAGGCACCATCCAAACGGAATTTCTCCGTATTGGGGTTTCCTAACCATTGAGCATCAATTCCCGCTTGAACTCCTGCTTACCGCGGCGCTTTACCGCTCGTGCCAACCGCTTCTTCGGGTGGGCTCGGTTCGAGTGACCGTAGTCTGCGTCGTGCATCTTGCAGCACTTGTGTACGGATCGGGCGTTGATGTTCATGGTGTCTCCTTGTTTAGTATTTGTTGTTGATAGTTATACTTTATACTACATCCTTACGGATGTACAATGTTCTCTTCGATCACATCATCCGCGAGACCTTTAAATTCTCCGAGGAACCGCTCGACACATTTCTTGATTTCGAACCGCCACGGTGAAGTGAAGGTGACGTACACATTTCCCCATTCGTCTTCTTCGGCGACGTAGGAAACTTGTGCAAACTTAAGGTATCCGTCGCACTCGGCGACCACGTCCTCGAGGTCCATGATACCGTAACTAATTCGGACTTTCATGATGCTCCTTTATTTGTTGTTGATAGTTCTATATTATGCCATAAACCCACAAAAGTACATATGTACATCTCATCAATTACAGTATATAGTAGTCTTATCAACAACAAACCGCAACAAAGGAGAAAACAATGGAAGCCGCAAAAATTTTCGACCGTCTCGTCAATGCACACCGTGCAACGGGTGGTACTGAAGCCATCGTAGACTTCACCGTCAATGGAAAAGATTTCTCTCTCACCGCATGCAACGGAGTGATGGTCATTTGGTATGACGACGAAGGTCAAGCGGAGTGCCTCTTCTCCAACGAACCGCAGGACCGCGAAGGACTCATCGAATGGCTGAACGTGGAAATCGGCGAAGCCATTCAGTAATACTCTGTAATATTTCTCACAGCATTGTACATTCTGTGAGAAGTATTATATAGTATTCTTATCAACAACAAATCGAAAGGAAAGACAATGAGCATCTTCGTAGGAGTCACCCCACAGGAGGTGGCACAGATTGAGGTAGCAGTTCGAGAGTACCTCATGAAGGGTGGAATGGACACCACGTACCTCCAGATCGAAGCTCGGAACGTCTACCTCGAGGATAATGGTTCATACACCGCCTCACTCCGTATCGCATCACACGGTGTTCAAGCCGCTCGATCGACCTACACGCTCGTGTTCAACGGCATCTTCGAAGTAACGGAGTAATACTAAGTAACATTTCTTAGAGGGTGTACATTCTCTAGGAAGTGTTATATAGTATTCTTATCAACAACAAATCAACTCAAGGAGAATTCAAATGAGCATCACGGTCCACGCATTCAAAGAATCCCCCGTCGTCCGCAAAGATGGATACTACTCCACCTCGATGCAACGTTGGATCCGCTCAGACGCTGGAAGCCGTCCTTACGACGAGTCACGAGTCTTCGTAGACTTCGAAGGAGAGACCGTCTTCGACAATCTCAACAACCGTGTTGCTCGCCCCTACACCCAACTTCGCCCCATCGTGATCGAGAAGCTGAAGGCTGAAGGAATCGAATTCACCAAGATTCGTTGGAGCCGCAAGGCAGGATGCCGCATGTGCCCTTGCTCGCCCGGCTTCATCATCGAAGGCCACTACGGAAAGGATTTCTGGCTCACCGTCACTGACGACGAGGAATACCCCGCTCGACCCGGACTGTAGGCGAGAGAGGCTCAGACTAACCCTCTGAGCCTCTCTTCAGTTAAGGCTTAGACCTTATCATCGAGCACCTGTGAGTGACCCACAACCTCACCAAATAGTGTTGTACATCTCTCTCGATAGGTGATATAGTATAACTATCAACAGCACAACAAAAGAAAGAGCGAATCAAATGATCACCGTATTTTTCCACTCGATCACCGAGTTCGAACCCACCGTGACCGATACGTTCGAAGGTACTATCACCGAATTGATCATTGATCTCACCACTGATCCCGAGTGGCCGTGCGATTTCTACTCTTCTACCACGGACAACCTCACCTTCCGTCGCATCAACACGGACGACCTCATCACCTTCTCCACAAAGTAATACTAAGTAACATCCTCCATCAAGTGTACATTTGGTGGAGGGTGTTATATAGTATTCATATCAACAACTCCTAAACAAAGGAAAAGAAAATGGCAAGCATCACACTCGACGTTGTAATTGAGGAATGCTCTCTCGAAGATTACGTCGCCGCCACCGAAACGCTCTATGACCTTAAGCTCACCGTCATCAATGAGAACGGCCCCGCAGGTGGATGGCCCGAAATCAAGTTTGAAGGTCGCCGCAAGCGTGTTGAGGCATATATTCGAGTGTACAGCGGCCACGATCCGCGAGTGTACGAAGACCTCTTCGACTCCATCGTTGACTAACATGTAACATTGAGGATGGGATTGTACATTCCATCCTCAGTGTTATATAGTAGTCTTATCAACAACCGCTAAGGAGAAAACAATGCGAGTAGAACTCATTACGGACATCGACGTAGACGACGAGATTGCATTCATCGAAGACCTCCCATTCGAGTATGAAGGAATCTTCTCCATCGATGATGAGAACGAGAAGAACATTGATTGGATCCGCGTCAACAATGCGCAGTTCACAGGCTCCCTCGTCATCATCAATGGTACGCACACTCATACGGATTGGACTACCATATACCGCGTCGCTGACCACACCCGCGTAATCGTGTACGAAGAATAGAAGGAAGGGCTTCGGCCCTTTCTTTGTTTAAGATGATTGTACATTTTTCAATCCGCAGTATATAGTATAACTATGAAGCTCCGACGGCAGGGAAACCGAACCTGCGAGAAAATAGTTGAGGTAACATAGGGTAACATATGTACATTCTTTCAAATGCAGTATATAGTAGTCTTATCAACAACAACCACTAAGGAGAACAAAATGAATCCTCTCGAAATCCTCCGCAAGAAGATGGATGAACCTTCATTCGCTCTTACTCTCAAGCTCATCGAAGAAGGAGCAACTTGGGATTGGGCCAACTTCACAAACGAAGCTGCACTCGAAGGACAAGAAACGGATGAAGGACTCCGCACCTACTACGTCATCGTAGACTTCGATGAAGAGGATTTCGAAACGACGCCTATCTTCGAAGCTCGCCTCTACAAGTAATACTAAGTAACATTTCCTAAGAGTGTACAAATCTTAGGAAGTGTTATATAGTATAACTATCAACAACAACAGCAAAGGAAAAATCATGAACGCCTTCGAAGCAATCGAAAAAGAGCAGGCCATCATCGAAGCTGAAAACCAGCGCATTATGCGAGAAGAAGGATTCAGCTCGATGCCGGAACTGACGGGAAAGATTTTCGTCGATGGCGTCCAAAAAGTCATTTGGCACGAACAGCGTGACCACGGCTACCTCACTTGGGTTTCGCTTGGATACCCTGATCGAGCGGCACATGGAGAGTTGGCCGTTGGAGTTGACGACATCGACGAAGCTTTGGACTACCCCAACTGGGTCAACGAATAACATGTAACATTGGAGATGAGTGTACAAATCATCTCTAGTGTTATATAGTATTCATATCAACAACCCCAAACAAAGGAAAAGAAAATGTCACTCAACTTCAGCTTCGAAAAGATCGAAGACAAGAGCGTCCTCTTCATCAACGGCAAGGTTCCTGCGGAAGGAGAATCCGGAGACCTCAACGCAGCAACGCAAACCTGCATCTGGATGACGATGCACCTCGGCATCAACCCCATCACGGAGGAGAACTACCAGAAGTTCTACGATCGATACGTTGAGTACATGACAGCGTACGGCGAAAACGAGAAGTTCTGGTCCCTCAAGTCGAGTGACGATGTAAAGAAGCGCATCGGCCTCTCCACGAATGCGTCGAAGATCAGTGACGCCAAGTTCAAAGCGATTATCAAGAGGATGAACGAAAGGTAATACTCTGTAACATTGGAGATGATTGTACAAATCATCTCCAGTGTTATATAGTATTCATATCAACAACAACCAAAGCAAAGGAAAAGAAAATGCCCACTCTCGCAGGTATCACCAAGCGTCAGGCCACCTTCCTCAACAAGCTCGCAGACGCTTCAAAGGACTACAAGCGTTCACTCTCCGAGATTGCTTCATTCGCCGAGTCTGAAACAGAGCGAGTCATGAAGGGACACCGCTCCTCAGGTCCCAGTCATCAGACCCTCTTCGAACTACAGACCAACTTCGGTGCACTCAATGCCCTCTTGGGTACGATTTGGTTGGTCTTCGACGTAACCACTTTCGAAGACCCTGAACTTCGAGTCCACTACCGTGACAGCGTCGACGAGTGGGTCAACATGGCTATCACAGGCGTGAGTGACGACGACTACTCGGTTTGGTTTGAAGCCGAAGAAAAGTAATACTAAGTAACATTAGACAGAGGTGTACAAACTCTGTCTAGTGTTATATAGTATTCATATCAACAACAACTCAAGCAAAGGAAAAGAAAATGGGACAGCTTGCTCACGTATTCACAATCTCCTGCGGAGTCGAACTCCTCGGAGAATCTCAGGTAGGTGTTCAAATCTTCGGAGCTGAGAAGCTCAGCGATGAAGCACTGATTGAAATCGCAAACATCGCTCTTCAAGCCGGACCTGATACGGCACTTCGTCGTTGGGATCGCGCCAACGTCTGGAGGAACAGCGAAGCAAACCCACTCCGTGACAACTCCATCATCGTCCAGTATGCAGAGAACAAGAGGTCCAAATAATGGTACGCCCTTCCACTGAAGAAATGAAACGTTCCATCGATGAAGCGATCGACAACGATCCTTCCCTCTCAAGCGCATTCATGATGCGACCCATCGACTTCACCGAGAAAACCCTCAAGATCGAGTTCGTCCTCATGGGCAAGGGAAAGCAGGTACGGGAAATCCCTCGCATTAAGGAATAAGGTGTACGGCTTCTCATTGGATTGTACATTCAGTGAGAGGCAGTATATAGTATTCTTATCAACAACTACAGCAAAGGAAAACATCATGAAGCTCAAGCGCAGGAAAGTCGGAGACCGGAGCTACGAACTGGTCGATGCATCAACTCGTGAACTCATCGCAACAGCAGTCAACACAAGCACAGGTGGTGACGACTACCCTTGGGACTGGCACCTTCGTGATGGACTCCACTTTGGAGGAGTCACCAACAAGCGCAAGGAGGGTGGAGTTCAGGCCACCCTTAAAGATGTAGTCAACTACATCGAATCCGGAATCGACCAGTATGGAACGAGGGAAGACTGATGGCTGAAAACGAACCACTGCAGCAGAAGGACATGGAATTCTTTGGAGCCATCGTCACGGCACAGGTGAAGCAGAGCCAGTGGGCTTCGAATCAGGTGGAGGAAAACCTTCAGCGGGATGCGAAGGAATGGCGAGATGCTTTCGTCAGGCTGTGGGACTCCATTGATAAGGCCAACGAGAAAGTCGACAGCATGCGAATCCAAGACCGCCTCGCTGATACGTACCAGCAGCGTCGCTTTGCAGATATACCCTTCTACTGGGAAGGAGAAAACAAGTAAAACTTTTTCCCCAAAAGTATGTACAAACCCTCTAATCTAACATAAAGTAGTTATATCAACACCAACCAAACAATAGAAAGAAGGAACGTACCAAAATGAAAACCTCGTTTACGATTGAGTCCACAACCACAGGCTTTAAGGTACGAGCAACCACCACGAAGCTGAACGGTAAGACCACCTCACGGTTAATTGGTCGGGCCCATGATTACGACGAGGCAGAACGCCTCATCACGAAGCACGAGATGGGTGTGGGACACCTCACCGCTTCGTAATGTAGTAGCTCTAACCAAGCTGGACGGCACCTCACAGGGTGTCACCGGCAGTAACACCAGCATCAAATGTACATCCTCGCTGGGAGGATGTAGGATCATCCAGCAGTTACTCACTGCTAGATAAATTGAAAAAGGAAAAACAATATAATGGTACTCGCAACCTCTTCCAACGCTGTGTCTCTTCGTGAAGAAATCGGGATGGCTGAAGTAGCTTACAGCAACTTCCTCCACACTGGTGAGACTTCTGGGATGTCTCCTCACGAAATGCGTGATTTCATTGAGGTACGAGAGAACGAGCTTCGGTCTCTCTAGTCTTCATCAAACAATAGATCGGTGGGTCATCCACTCTCGGATGGCCCACCTTTTCTTTTGTAACAAAACTTCCTGAATTGTACATGGGGTATGATTCAGATTATTGTAATTACATCAACAGCATTCACTGCATAACAATGAAAGAGTTAAACAAACATGAATAAGTTCGGTCTCTCACAGAAGGTTTCAACCTTCGATCCCAACATGGAACCTCTGGTTCCCGTTGACACTGTCGGTACCATCAGCAAGGTCTATGAAGACCATCCTGCGGGGGTAGGATATGATGTAACTGTCAACACAACGGAAGGAACCGTCGAAGACTTCTTCTTCCACGAGTTCGAACTGACGGAGGCCAAGTAACATGTGCCCTTCAGATAAACTTCAGGAAGCTTCACTGGCTTCAGCAGAAAATGTCGGAAAATATTGGACTCAGCGGGAAATTGATACCCTGTTCCAGCTTTTCGACAAGGGCTTCTCCCTCTCCCAGATTGCTGAAGGATTGGGTCGTACCTATTATGGAGTTACCAAGATGCATGAGCTCGGTTCCAAGGAAGCGACTCTTCTCGTCAATCGAGACCGTCGAAGCTCCTCCTCGTCTAAGCGTGTACTTAAAGGAGAAGAGGCGAAATCCTTCTGGGGTCCTGACGAGTGGTGAAGTTGTAGAAGTTTCCACTTAAGTATGTACATTGGTTGGGTTCCGTTATATATTGATACCAACAGCAAAACAGCTGCAGAATCAAACAATCCAATCGTATCATACCAAAGACAAAGGAAACAACCATCATGGCACGTCAGCTTCGCACCTTCCGAGACGGCGAAAACGTTCAGCTCTCCCTCCACTCCAGCAGCGGTCGCGACCCTTGGGTCGTAGAAGCGACCATCATTGGTCGAGACGGCACCGGAACGGAAGAGCGCATCCACCTCCACGACTCCGCCGATCCCCGCAAAGCAGTGTGGGACATCTACCGCTTCAAGGGCCACTGGGCATGGGGCACTACGGGAAACCGAGTCACCGTCTTCGAGGAGAACCCCAAGCCTCGCAAGCCACGGACTCGTCGAACCCCTTCGGCAGCTCCCACTCCTTCGGCTCCTGCAACCACGAACAACGCCAAGGCCGTTACCACTCCGGCACCCAAGCGTCGTGGTCGCCCTCGCAAAACGGTGGATGCCTGAGGCAGTCGCTAAGGAAACGGTCCTCATCACTCACACAGAGTGATTGAGGACCTTTTCTTTGCCTCGATGCAGAACCATACACCTCACGAGCCAGTGTACATCCGGTGTCACCCAGCATACAATGATCTTGGTAGGGGTTTTATTGTTTGACCTACCCGGCCAGCGGTACTCCTGTTGAGGTATTGGCTGGCACAGAAGAGTCTCTGTCTTTCTTCCCCCAAGAAGCGGAGACTCTTTCTGTTTAAATGGATTGTACATCTCCACCTCAACAGTATATTGTAGTCTTATCAACAACACCACAAACAAAGGAAACATCATGACCATCACATTCGACCTCACCGTCAAAGACCTCGAAGAGTCTTTCGTGTACCCCTACACTGAAGGTCGGTACCCTTACACCTACGCTTGCGACTACGTTCGAGCCCATCAGGGTTTCATTAAGCAGAAATTGGGTCTCGATGACCTCGCATTCCCCTTCGTCTCTTCTCGAGGTGAAGCATCTCAGTTCATGCAGTTCCTCAACAACGGTAGCAGTGAGTATTACCACATCGCGATCGTATTCGCAGATGCCCATATGGCCGAGCACAACATCGTGAAGGATTAATCATGGCGAACTGGAAAAACCGTCTCAACGTTGCACCTTACTTCCACAACGATGACCTCACCCTCGAACAGAAGACAAAGGACATCATCCTCATCATTCGATCCCGTCCTTGGTTCAACGAAGACTTCGGCTACTTTCAGGAACTCGAAGACCTTCTCGAGGAAATGTCAGATGCTGGCGAAGCAGATGATGTCGAGTGGTTCGATGCCGTTTGGAATGCCATGTACGACATCTTCGATGCTGAACGAGTGTGGGTAGTGACGAGGTAATACTAAGTAACATTGACTAGGATTGTACATCTCCTAGTCAGTGTTATATAGTATTCTTATCAACAACAATTCAAACAAAGGAACACATAATGAAACTTATCGTTACTTCTCTTGATGCAGGCGGAAACCTCAAGCATGAAGAAGTTGAACTGCCCGAACGGTTCCTCGATCTTTCAATTGAACTGGAAACAGGACCTATCTTCCAGGTGAACGTCAGCGACGACGAGCAGGTTATCAACCTCCGAGAAAACACTTTCCGCCATCTGGCACTTTTCCCCGAAGGCTCCAACTCTGTTACCATCAAAGGACTCTGATGACCAACTTCATCTTCAAGAAGGGTGATCGAGTCCTCTTCAATCGGAACAATGATGATGAGAGGAAGGAGTTGGATGGCGTAATTGAGACTGTCGATTATGCTGATCCTTCAACTCCTTACTACGTCATGACTACCTATGGCGGGTATTGGATTGAGGAGACTGACATCACCTCTCAAATCGGTGACACTCAACTCGATCGAATCGAAGCCAAGCTCGATGCCATCATCAAGCACTTCGGAGTTCCCTTCGAAGAGTAATACTAAGTAACATTGTCTAGGAGTGTACAACACCTAGATAGTGTTATATAGTATTCTTATCAACAACAACCATTCAAACAAAGGAAAGACCATGAAGCTCACCCACACTCAAGCTTATCTTCTCGGCTCCATCGCGAAGCACTCGGATCAGTATCGTCGAGCTCTCACTTCTCTCGCCAATTCTGTTGAAGCTGGAACAAAGAGTGGAGTTCGACACGGCATCAACATCGATGCGGCAAACAAAGCGCACTATGCTTCAAATGTCGTCGAGGAACTTCTCGACCAGCTCTACGAAGAGTTCGCTGACCTCGACGCCGAGACGATCAGCACCTTCGTCAACCTGGCAATTAAGCCTACTGACAAGGGATACCGTCGTCGCTTCTCCGTAGACGAAGAATTCTAATTGTACTTCTTCTAACAAATAGCTTATAGTTATCTTATCAACAGCAATTCAAACAAAGGAAACCCAATGACTACCGCAGCAATTGCAAACACGAAGAAGCTCACGAAGGCAGAACTCGAAGCGAAGAAGCTCGAGAAGCATGCACTCGCTACAGCAGCCATCAAGCGACTTCGCAACCGCTACAATGCCGTTGCTGACTTGAAGAAGGAACTCGATGACGAGCAGACCCTCATCAAGGCACGCATCGCAGAAGAATTGGCCAAGATCGACATGAAGGACTTCATCGACGTGGATGGAACTCCGATCATTGGCTACCGTTTTACCAATAAGAACGAGCTCGACATGGCGAAGGTGACCAAGAAGTACGGCGAGAATGCTCTCGACGACTGCTACACCCTCAAAACTGGCAAGAGCTTCTTCTCGAAAAGGTAGAATAGACTTGGAGGGATTTCTTTCTCTTTGCCCTCCAAGACCGAGTGACGGACGTTGTTGATAAGATTACGTCACTCGAAGAACTGAGTATGGCCTGTTGTTGATACCTTTGGTGCCGACTCAGTTTGAAGAGCCGCCGTTGAGTTTACTCCGGCGGCTCTTCTCTTTAATGTAGAATAGTCCTAACATGAAAATGCCCTAGCGTAATTGGAGTTACCTAGGGCTTGACCGATCGGATAAGGATCGATATGACTATTCTATCATACGCATCTCTAGAATGCGACATCACCATTGGCTACGTCTATCTATGGACAAACAATTTCAATGGTAAGAGATACATTGGCTCCCACAATGGAAGCAATCCTGATTACACCGCTAGTGGCGTAGCAATTCGTCGTGCCTTCCTCAAGTATGGCATCGAGAATTTCACCCGTACTTTCTTGTATGTAGGTCCACGCTATCGCGAGGTTGAACTGGAGATGCTTCTAAGCATCGATGCACGGCGCAGTGATAACTACTACAATCAAATCAACTTCATGCCTGAGGGTGTCACAGGTAGTGGTGACAAAAATCCTATGTATGGTAAGACACACAGTGAAGAGACACGAATGAAGATGTCTCTCTCTAAGATGGGTCAGAAACGTCCACCTATGGAATGGCTCATAGGAGTTCCCCGCCCTGAGACTTCAAATAAGAAGACAGGAACCACGATGCTCATTCGTTGGCATGAGAAGGGTGCTCACAAGGAACCGCGTGACGGTTGTCCCAATTGTACTTTAGCTTTGTAACGGTATATAGTAGAACTATCAACAGCCACAAAGACAAAAGGATTACATCATGCCGATGACGGAACGCGAAGTCACACAGCACGCTTTGACTCTCATGAGTGAGCATGGACTGAACTGGCCCGCATGGGGATTTCGAATCTCTCGCCACAAACTTCTCCTCGGTCGTTGCGAATACAATCGCTTCAATGGAGGAATGATTCTCTTCTCGAAGCACTTCCTTCACCTTCCTGACTCAGAGATTATCGACACTCTCCTCCATGAAATCGCTCACGCTCTCGCAGGCCCTTACGCTAAGCACGGTCCTGAATGGAAGACGATGTGTGCACGAGTTGGTGCCAAGCCCAATGAATTCGCCGACCTGAAGAAGGAAGACAAGACCGAATTCAAATGGACCGGCGTTTGCATCAACGGTCACACCACCTCTCGTCACGCTCTCACTGAAAAGGGAAAGCGAATCGCCTGTGGCAAGTGCTGCCGCTCGCTTAATGACGGTAGGTACGATGCACGGTACAAGTTCGAGTGGCACCTCACGGCTGATCTGAAGGCCTCGGGCCCATCGGGTGTAAGACTTATCACGCAGAAGGAAGTCACCTCACAGGAACCCACCAGGATATCAGAGATAATGTCACTGCAGTACTAAGGAGTAGAGATGGAAGAGCTTAAAGTAGGAGACCGTGTTCAGTTGATCATTATGCCGTGGATGGAATCTGCTGTTATCCACAAGGATTACATAGGAGTCCTTAAGCATAAGACAAGTCTTGGATGGGAAATCGAGTGGGAGGATGGATACTTCGATCCCATGCCTGACTATCAGGATTCTGAGCTTGAAAAAATTGGGTAGTGTACAAAGTCCGCTAGGCAGTATATAGTATTCTTATCAACAACTACTCAAGCAAAGGAAAACATCATGAACACTGAAGTACGGGAAATCGTCAAGGATAAGCAAGGTGTTGAGTACTACCTCATCAAGGCGAACCGCGTCAACTGGATCGTCGAGCGAATCTCAGATGGTGCTCGACTCGAAGGTAAGGCCTACCTCTTCTCCATTGTAGGAGCGAAGGAAGTTGATGCACCTGTCGTCGATCTTGGAATCCGCATCGGTGCAATGGTTCGAGTCAATCCAAAATCTGACATTTGGAAGTATGCCAAATTCAACAACGCCTACGAGTTCGAACAGAAGTTCGTGATCATCGGATTCGGCAAAATACCCGGTGAATGGAAAGTCATGGAGCTCGGTGGCAACACTCGCAACACCTACTACGGCATTCACGGCAAGGACTTGGTACTCGCATGACTGAAGCAGAACTCCTCGACAGTCTCCTCGCAATTCGAGACAATTGTTTCGACATGCAGACGGTAGGAGAAATCAACACTCTCATCCTCGAACGATGGGGAAAGAAGTAGTCGCATCTTACGCCGCTTCATTGTACAAATGCAATGAAGCAGTGTATGATATTACTATCAACAACTCAAACAAAGGAAAAGAAAATGTTCGACTCCCTCAAAGCACAGATCGAAAAGACCACTCGCAACCTCGAACGAGGTGAAGTCCATCTCACAGATCGTATCTTCCTCAATCACGTTCTTGATGAACTCGAGTTCCTGGTTAACAATGAGAAAATCAATACTAATCTCTTCGACGCTCATGAAGCTATCAACACTCTCCTCGGCTCCTGTAATGAACTCGTCGAAGATGGGCTGGAGGACTAAATGGACCTCGAACTTCTACTACGCATGCTGAAGCGAGCACGTCGTGAAAGCATGGACTACCTTCACCCTCTCGAAGAAGCAATCGCAATGATCGAAGAGGAGTTGAAGAACTGATGTACAAGTGCAAGCACTGTGGTGAAGTCATTCGTTGGACTGAACTTGAAGGCTGGGTCCACGGTCACAATGGTGAAGGGTACGTCATTCTTTGTAGTGAAGAACTCCGAACTATCGCAACACCTCGTGACGAAGATATGGAGTGGCTACGCAAATGATCGGTCCTCAGCCCAAAGACTACCGCCCACTTAAGAAGCCAATGCGAGTTGAAGTCGATCCTCGATTGACAGTTCGTCTCGAACGTGGCATCGTAACCTTCTACTCACGCGGCAATACCATTCGAATGACTGAATGGGAGTTCGATGAACTCAGCATGATTTTCACCAATCAGCGCATCACTGAAATCCGCGATGAGCATCGGAAACATTCCAAAGAGTAGTGTACATCTGAAAGGTCCGGGTATATAGTAAACCTATCAGCAGCACAACAAACAAAGGACAAGACAGTGAGCAGCACAGTATTCGAATACCCTCTCAATGTGCACGTCGGAGACAAGGTCGTGATTCAGGACACTGAAGAACACCGTACCTATCTCGAGACGGTCATCTCAGAACCAGAACGGGTAGCAGACAAGGTCCATTTCTGGACGGACAAGCGCCACCTCTTCTGCGATCCTGCTCTCAAGATTCATGTGCGTAAGGCAGAGCAGTGAACGCTAAGCACCTCTCAGAGGAAATCCTCGAAGCACATGTCCCACACTGGACAGTGCTGATCAAGACACAGGACGGGTTCTACTTCGAGGTCGACTCCATCGACTTCAAACCGACCTCAGATCAGGGAGGCCTGGTGGTCCTCACAGCCTCTCCCTCGCTACAGAAAGATGCTTCATCATGAATCAATTCGCAGATGCCCCAAGGACTGACCCAGCCTTAGTGGAAGGCATCACGAAGACACCTCGACCGATCAACAAGTACGTTGAGTTCGGAGCTCGTGTTCCAACTGTCTTCGTACTGAAATACAATGGTCGGAAGAGCCGCGTCTTTCAAGCCGTGTATCCCGATTTCCGAGCCTTCTGGATTCGGAATGACAACAAACAGGTCTTCCTCGACAGCGAGACGGTCGACAAGATATTCAAGGAGGTAACGTGACTGACGAAGAGAAGGAGCGCGCAAGGGCTGAAGCTCTTGAAGCTTACACACAGGCCTATCGAGAGTACAACTCCATCAGCATAACGCAAGAGGAGTCGTCCATCAAATTCAACCGCGCGGCTCGAGATGCTTTGAATCTCGGCATCCCACTTCAGGACCTACGAAATGCCCGTCGACAGATCGACAATCACGCAGAGTTTATGACGGACTGGAAATAAGAAACTG